ACATCTGGCCGGACCTGGAAAGCGACCACCGCCGAGCGGCGCTTCGGATTGGACTTTTCTTTTGGATGGTATTTGTTGTAATCGCCATCGTCTTGGCATGGTGGCAAAGGAGCAAGCTCAATGGACCCCGAAAAGCAAAAATTGCAGAATATTTCAAAACACGTCCATTCAGTTTTACGGACATTGAAGATGGGGGAAACTGGGACAGTCGCATGTTCCCGCGAGATGAAGCCCGAAGAGTTACAACTATATATGGTGGCCTACGCTTTCCACAAAAGAAAGTGGTTTGAAATAAAACACGACAAGGTTAGCAACGTGCTGTACGCCAAGCGGGCTGCGCCGCCACCTTGGGACCATGCCCCGGAAGAAGAAGAATCGGAGGAACCGTGATCGACAATTCAGTCCTGGAAATGGATATCAAACAGGCCATGACCGGCCTAGCCACCGCCCTTGACGAAATTCTAAACGGGAGAGATGTTAAAGAAAGAGGAACGCGTCGTCACGGTTTTGTGTTGCTGATGTATCCTTACGATGACACAAGTGCGGCGATGTACATTTCCAACGGCGCAACCGTGGATGAAATCGCGGCGATGTTTCAAACGAAGCTCGACAATCTCAAAAAGGAAAACGAGAAGTGAAAACCCTACTGACACTGGCTCTGCTGACTCTATCAACCCAGGCGATGGCTTGGGGTGAAACCTACCGCAACACCTCCGGTCAGGTTGTAGGCCGCTCAACAACCACCTCCACTGGCACCACGTTCTACAACCCCCTGGGTCAACAAACCGGGCGCGCTGTCACTAACAACACCGGCACCACGTTCTACAATTCGATGGGCCAGCAGACCGGGACTGTGCGGCGGCGCTAGCCATGTTGTGCGACGACATCGTTCAAAAGGGAATCGTTACTGGGGTCGTCGATCCGGCGGTGTTTAATCCCGTTATCGAACGCATCCGCAAAGCGGTTAAGTTTGTTCTGACCCCGGAGTTCGCCGCCTCTGCCGACGCGCTGGCAACCGACTTCACCCAGGTGGCAAAGGCGTTGGAGTTTTGCCGTCTCCCATACCAGGAGATATGGGTGGAGTGTTCCCAGCAGCACCGTCCGCATTTCGTGGACGGTGAGGAACCCAAGGCTTGGCAGGGCGTACCGCTGCGGGTCGGTTATTTAATGACAGCGCAACGTGAGGATATGTCGGCGTTCAAAGTGCATCTGTTCTGGACCTGCCGCAATCCGATTACCAACGATATCGATTGCTGCCCGAGTTTTATGGGGGCAGAATTTGATACGACACGGCTGAAGAGAATTTCGCCAATCTCCTTGGAAGACACCGGGTTCGATTCCAACGCCTGGCGAAGTGCGACGCCCGATGAGCGGCAAAAGCTGATGAGTGTTATGGACCCGTGCCTGCCGGATTTCCCGTCACCGGTAGATAAAGACCCCACCGGTACAGTCTGGGCTATGACAGTTTTGGATTGGACTGGGGAGGTGGCTTTCATCGAAGCCGCATTGGCGTTGCTGAATTGCCGCAACGTCCACGAAATGGATTACGTTGATAAAACGGAACACGGTATCACGCGGGTGCGCAAGGGGCAAAAGCCGTTGCTGTCCCACCACGTTGTCAAAATTCACGCACACCATCTCGTCCGGTCGGGACAAAAAAACCGGAGCGACAATCACTTGTTGCTCCGGCATCACTTTGTCATTGGTCATTTTAAGCACCGCAAGACCGGCCTGTTCTTTTGGCGGCCTCACGCACGCGGGGATAAATCCCAGGGCCAGATAGTAAAAGATTACGAGCTCGGAATCTAAACAAAAAAGGCCCCGTGCGTTAGCACGGAGCCTTGCAGATGTCGGGCGGTCGTGGCGGGTATGGTGCCAACGGCGGCACCTCGCTTTGGTTCACCCGAAAGGGAGACGGTACGCTGTGTGACCCGTAACGCCGGCGATCCAAATCACGATGGCAATCAGACACAGCAGTGCCACGATCGCTTGACCGAACTTCAGCATGTTGCCGTCGAGGGTGACACCGAGCCAGTCACGTAGCACCCAGAGGATGGCGTAGGCGACGAATAAGATAATCGCGAGGTGCAGTAAGAGATAGAGGAAGCTGATTAATATGCTCATGCGTGGCCTCCATTCGGTTGATCGACTTTCTGCGGCATCGGGTCTTCGAGCGGCTCAATGATCTTGTCCGGCTTGCCGTCGTAGTCCTCGTCCGCAATGTTCTGAAACAGCAACGCTTCACTGGCCCTTCGCCGAACAAGACCGTCTAGCTTCTTGCCGTTGGACTTACACCACTTGTGAAACTCCAGGGCCGCCGCGTCGAAGTCCTCGGCGTTCACTTTCTTCAGCAACGTCGAACCGCCCAGTGCCCCGGCTCCGCAGTTGTAGGCAAAGCTGGTTAGGGCGTCGAACTGCCACTGCGCCAACTTCACTTTGACCAGCCGCTTCACGTGTGCCTCGAACTCTACCATGTCGTGCAGGAACGCGTCGTCGCATTGTGCCTGCGTCCACACCATGCCCGACGTGACCTTGTGGCCCAGTTCGGTCGTCGTTCCCCACCCAATGGTCCAGACCCCCGCTGGACATCGGTACGACGCAAAGCGATCCGGCCCCGCCTTCTTCAGGCAGGACTCGAAATGCTTGACGAGGTTTGCCCCCGCCGGACTGAGCGTCAGGTCTTCGTTCATCCCTTTGTACCGACCTGCATGCCGTTGACGTAAATCTCCACCTCGTCGGCGCACTCGATGGTGATGTCCACACGCGACACCGCGACCTCGCCGGGCGGCGGCTCTGGGTCGACCATCTCCTCGGCACCACCCAGCACGTCGGCGATGGCGTCGCAGATGTCGTCGAAGTTTTCACCGTACAGGTCGCAGTCCGCCTCGCTGTCGACAAAACAAATCTCCAGAAGCACTGCCGGCATTTCAGTGGAGTTGAGGAACTTCAGGTCGGTACGCTTCTTTGCGCCACGGTCGATGAAGCCTCCAGCTTCGGCGATGGCGTCAGACAGCTTTGCCGCCAGCGACTGCTGCGTAAGGTACAGCACCTCGGTGCCCATCGGCTTCTCGACCTGTTCGTAGGCGTTGAAGTGGACGCTGATGTCGAGGTCGCGTTCGCGCGAGTTGTGGTAATTGACGATGGCGTTGAGGTTCTGCCCCTGCGATGTAGAGGTGTTGTCGTGGAAGACATCGACCTCGACGCCACGCTTCTCCAACTCCTCGCCGAGGCGGTCAACGACCTTCCTGGCCTCGTCCACCTCATCAATGATTCCGGACGCACCACGCACTTTCAGGCCGTGGCCTGAACTGACGACAACCTTTGTCATGCTACTCTCCTGTTAAAAAATAGGACCGCCCTCCAATTACAAAGAACGGTGCGGAGGAAGTACCCGTCCTCTGCAATCAGCAAGCGGTCCTAGTTGGCGGGGAGGAACCTCTAAACGTCTGTACCACCGGGCGGTATCACGAGAGGCGGAGTGTTACCTTCATCCGGGAATGTGAGGCCACTGTTGATATCCTGGTCCGTAGACCCCGGCTCTGGCCCAGGTGGCGGCGCTGGTGCCGCAGGTGCTGGCGGCTCCGATACCGGTGTCCCGGCGTTGGGGTCGTCCGGCCATGAGTTGTAGTCCTGGGAGTCCAGCTGCGGGTTCTTCAGGGTGGCGCGCGTGGTGTAACCAGTGCGCGTATAGTTGTGTTCGACCTCGGTCATCTGATAAACACCATCGACGCCGGGACGGGCTCCCTCGATTTTCATATGCTTACCAGCAACACATCGCGGATCACCGTTGATGATTGCCCAGCCTGTCCCGCGAGCACTTTGCGAATCTGCTGTAGACCCCTGGTTCTGTTGCTCGGCGTTGGTCTGGTTGGCTACTTGGTTAATTTGATGGGCGATGGCGTTGGTGCGGCCGAACGGCTTGGTACCACTGATGGCGGATTTAATAATATTGAACGAGGCTTGGTGCAGATCGAACGTGGTGGCAGCGGCCTCGCCATACTGCGGGCGTCCCACGAATGGTTTGATACGCCAAGCGATCAGGTTAATCTTCCAGTCAGCCTCAACAATTTCCAACGTTTTCCCGTCGACATTGACATTTTCCCCGGCTTTGACAAATATCGCCATGCCGTTTTCGACTTTGAACATGCCGCCGAGTTCCTTGGCCATGCGCTGACCAAAGTGGTGCGGGCTCTCTTTGATGTGCCAGAAGTCCCGCGCCATCTTCTGCATCGACGGCGACATCTTAACTTGTAGTCCCGCTTTGCCGAACACGCTCTGCGCCACCTGCATAAACGGAATTTGACCGGCACCTGCTGCACCCGTGCCGCCGCTACCGCTCATCGGTGTCAGAGGCGGTGTCACGCTGTCGTCCTGTTGCCCCTCGCCGTGGCTCTCGTGCTGGATCTCCTTACCGCGGCCTCGGCTATCGGCCGAGTCAGCCTCGATCCACAACCGCCGCCCGCCACCACGACGGGAAAACCCTGACTCGGCTTGGGTGACCTTGCCGGAGAACACCAACTGCATGCCGGGTCCGCCCCACTCGTATTCTTTGAGTTCGCGGCCGGATGGTAGGTCCACCAATTTCCCTGGGAGGTTCGGTCCTTCGCCCGCCCAACCCAGGGCTACCATGATGGGTTCGCCGTCTGGAGGGATCACCAATTCGGCGTTGCGGTCGTCCAACTCCATGGCGCACTTGCTCATGCCGCCTTCAAAGCTGTCGATCACCTGCACGGAAATTAAATACGGGTTAAGACGTGCCGTGACGTTCTGACCGCCGACCATAATCTGACACGCCGCACGCCGACGCTGGCCCTGGTGCTCCATCTTATGACGTGCTCCCCGGAACCCCCGGCACCGTGGCCTTCGGCGTCCCCTGGGTCATGCTGCCAGACGGCGTGGTTCCCCAGAGAACCACCGTGGACCTCATCTTCGGTGTCCCATTCAGGATGTCGGTATCAATGGGGATACGCACCTGGGTTCCAATCGGTAGGAACGGGCTAAAGCGGTGGGCCTTGGCCAGATGAGGGTTGTCGTCCAAAAGCCGCTCCACGACGCCCTGGGCGTGATTACGGTACCGTCGCCACACGATAAGGTCGACCGTTATACGGTCGGACGTAACGGTCACGAGGTCGTAGGACGATACCTCAATCATGCCACGGTCCCCCACAGCAAACTGAACTGGGTGGCTTGGTCGTTGGGGATAGGTACCCTCTGGAACGAGGCCTCAAACTCAATCATCTGACCAACGCCGTCCGGAGCGATGAGCGAGTGCGCCCGCTGTAGGGTCTCAATAATAAACCAGCCAAAGTGCCAACCGTCGCCACGCATCAAGACATGCGCCTGACCCAGGCGACGCATGGCGTCCAGCGCATCCAGGTGGCTGAGCCCGCCCGCACTTGGTCGTCCCCCGGTATGCTCTTGCAGCCGGCCTCCAGTCAGCGTTGGTCCGCCGGCAAGGATGGGGTGGCGGATGTTGCGGTCACGGTCCCGCGACTGGCGGGCGAAGTAATGTGGGAACACCCGACCCTTCAATTGGATTTGCTCGTCGTTCTCACCAACCCATTCCCGGTGCATGGCGGCCCCGGCAATCTCTTTCTTGGCCCAGTCGGCGGCGGTGGAATGCGACATCGAATTAACGTTGAATGGAAAAACCTGAAATTGAATTGGCCCCCACTGGAACAGTACCCAGTTCGACATGAACTACCTCCGATGACCTCCGATGACAACAACCGTACCGTCCTCTGCCGCTTGCGACACGAACTCGTCCCAGCTTGACGCTGTACCGATAACGGGCCTCCACTGTTGGGTTCGACACCTATCGTCTTCGCCTTCACCGGAATGCGTACAGATACGAACACACTCGTCGCGTGAGCCGCGGTAGAACTCGGTCACCAAAATACCGCCGTCAATTTGCTGGTGCTTGTAGGTGACGACCCACTGCATCACGCTGCTCCGATATCTGAGTAGCTGTTCCACCTCGCTTCTCGGACTTCGCGGTCGGCCTCACGCCGCAACGAGCGGCGGGCGAATTGCATGGACGTGTCGTTGACGTTGACGCGCATCTCTACCGGCACCTCCATGTCACCGCGCGGCTGTGACGGTGTTCCTGCTGATGGGGCCGCCGCTGGTGCTGCGGGTCGTGCCACAGTCGGCGGTGCAACACCGATACCTTGACGCGGACCGATGCCGGTGTTCTTGGCACCGTGGAATGCACCCCAGCCTTTTTTAGAAGCGTGTCGCAGCGCGAAGTCGATGGTTGCTTTTTCGTTCTTCGGGTCGCGCGGATCGAGGCCGGTTTCCTTTTCAAAATCGTTACCAAGTCCGCCGCCTTTATAGAGTTGGAAAGCTCCCCAGCTATCTTCGCGCCCGTTATAACTACCCTTGCCGGTTTTCGGCACAGAGGACTGGAACGTGCCGAGCCCTTCTGATTGGGCCACGCGAACGGCAACGTCTGGATCGATGCCGTACTTCTTGGCGGTTTCGCGAATATGGTTTTCCATTCCGCGCGGGTCGCGCTTCGTCTTGGGACTGTCTACTCCCGGTACGCTCTGATCGGGGCGTGCCGTCTTATCGCCTTGCGCCTTCTCCCGTGCAGCGACGACCGCAGCGTCACCGGCATAACGGAAATCCATATCGGCGACCTTGCGCCGTCCGTAGCCATACTGATCGACGACACCGACCGTGCCGTCTTTCTTGTTGTACGATCCCGGCACGATGGTCATCACGTGACCACCGGTTGCGCCCGTTGGGAGAGGCTGGCCGACACCGCCACCATAGCGACGTGATCGGTATGTCGCCACGGTGCTGCCGAACGGACGATCAGCCTTGTTGACGTCTTCCGCAGACGACGCCTCACCCCAATTGCGCCAGTTGGATGCGATGGCACCGCCAGCGACAGGCTTGAATCCAGCGGAGGATGTGTACGCGCTCGCGACCATGCCGCACGCGCGACCCGACATGCGGTATCCCTTGGAAGCAAACAAACGCTTGAGGCCAGCCTCGTCGCCCTTGCGACCAAGCTGTTCAGCCTCGGCCATTGTGCCAGCGTCGATCTTCCGGCCGGATTCGTCAGACAACCCCGCAGGACCACCGGGTCCACCGGTGCTGCTAC